CGCCCCCTCCGGCACAGCAGGAAACGCGATCAGTTTCACGCAGGCAGCCACTTTAGATGCCAACGGAAACTTCATGGTTGGCCTTACTAGTTCAACCCACAGACTACAAGCGGAAGTTGCTTCTGGGGCTGATAGAGATATTTTCATGGCTTCCGTAGCCGGGGCTAGTAATGGATTTAGAGTTCAATGGGTTCATTCCACCTCAAAAATACACGTTAATATTCAAAATTTGCCAACTTCTTCAGCAGGACTTCCTGCTGGAACATTGTGGAATGACAGCGGAACTTTGAAGGTAGCCTAATGACACACGACCAAGTTCATAATTTGTTTGAATATCGCGACGGTCGGCTACACCATCGCACAGCAAGCCGTGGGCGAAAAATTGGTGACGCAGTAGGATCAATCAACGGCACAGGCTATCGTCGGGTCGGCATCGGCGGAAAGTATTACACCGAACACGCATTGGTTTTTTTGATGCACCACGGCTACATCCCGTCGGAGATTGACCACATCAACGGCGACCGTGCCGACAATCGTATTGAGAATCTGCGAGCCGTTACGCGCAGTCAAAACCAGTACAACAAAGACAAATGCCGAAACAATACGTCGGGTCATCGCGGAGTGTCGTGGCATAAAGCGACTAAAAAATGGGCAGTCAGATTGAGTCTTAATAATCGTAACAAGTCGTTTGGCTATTACGATGATCTTGAGTTGGCCGCTTTTATCGCTGAAGAAGCACGGCTGAAATATTATGGGCAATACGCTAGAGAGGCTAAATAAATGAGCATCGTATACAACTGGCAAGTGAGCCAACTCAACTGTCTGCCGTCCGTGGAAGGCAAGCAGGATTATGTAGTAACCGTCCACTACAACTGCTCCGGCGTAGACGGTGACTATTCCGGCAACGTCTACAGCACCTGCTCGCTTCCCGTCGTGGAAGGCGCGTCGTTTGTCCCATACGCTGACCTGACTCTGGATACCGTCCTTGGCTGGATTTGGGCAAACGGCGTGGACAAGGACGCGACAGAGGCAGCGGTTGCAAGCCAGATTGAGAACGCCAAGAATCCACCTATTGTTTCACCGAAACTGCCGTGGGAGGCGTAATGGAAGAGATTGAATTGAAGTTGTCGCTCGAAGAGGCTGTGGCCATCGTCAACCTGATCGGCAGCCTGCCGACTGCTCAAGGCGCTTTCCCGCTTTGGCAGAAGTTGCTTGGCCAAGTTGAGCCGCACCTTCCGAAGAAAGAAGAAAAGCCGGAGTGAGCCATGTCAGAGCAAGAGCGAGCTGATGCCGTGGAACTCGCGCTATTGAGAAAAGAGATGGAAGCGTTACAGGCTGACATGTCGGAAGTGAAGGGCGATCTTAAAAAACTCGCCAACGCTTGGGCTACCGCCGAAACGCTCGTCGCTTTTGTCAAATGGCTCGCTGGCCTCGCAGCCGCTCTTGCTGTCTTGACCGGCATGTTTAAAGGTTGGTTTATCCCGAAGGAGTAGGAGCGGATGCTCGTACCCATTAACATTCAGCCGGGCGTATATCGCAACGGTACTGACTACCAGAGCAAGAGCCGCTGGCGTGATGCCAGTCTCGTGCGCTGGTACGAAGGCACCATGCGCCCGGTTGGCGGTTGGCGCAAGCGCTCCAACAGCCAGATGACCGGAAAGTGTCGCGGCTTTATTGCGTGGCGCACCAACGGAAACGCGCGCTGGATTGGCGCCGGTACGCACAGCAAACTGTATGTGATGAACGAGGCGGGAACGCTGACAGACATCACACCGGCTGCGGGATTTACGCCGGGCGTGGCAGATGCCACGCTCAACTTAGGTTATGGTGGCGGCCCTTATGGGTTGTTCTCGTATGGCACGCCACGGCCAGATACCGGCACAGTGGTGCCAGCCACGACGTGGAGCATGGACAACTGGGGCGAGTACCTGCTTGCCTGCTCCAATGCGGATGGCAAGATTCTTGAGTGGGACTTGGACACCAATAATGACGCCGTGGCCCTGACCAACGCACCGATCAACAACAAGGCGGTACTGGTGACTGCAGAGCGGTTTGTGTTCGCGCTCGGCGCTGGCGGAAATGCCCGAAAAGTAGCCTGGTGCGATCAAGAAAATAACACGCTCTGGACGCCAGCCGTGACGAACCAAGCGGGCGACATTGAGCTTGAAACGCTCGGCTCTATCGTTGCTGGCAAGCGGCTGCGCGGCGTAAACCTGATTTTTACGGACGTGGACGTACACACCGCGCAGTATCAGGGGCCGCCGTTTGTGTACGGCTTTGAGCGAATTGCAACCGGCTGCGGCTTAATGAGCGCGCAGGCGGTGGCGGCGGTGGAGTCGGTAGCGTACTGGTGGAGTCCTTCTGGCTTCTTCATGTACGACGGCTTCGTTCGCCCCATCAAGTGTGACGTGCTGGATTATGTGACCAACAACCTGTCGCAGCAGCAGAAGTCCAAGGTGTACGCCGTGGCCAACAACCAGTATGGCGAGATCTGGTGGTATTACCCCAGCGCTTCAAATACTGAAGTGGACTCTTATGTTGCGTACAATTACCGTGAGGGGCATTGGACTATCGGTAGCCTTGCGCGCACCGCTGGAACGGATCGCGGCGTGTTCAACTACCCGCTGCTGGTATCGACCGATGGGTACATCTATGAGCATGAGGTTGGCGTGTCTTACGATGGCGCCACGCCGTATGCCCAGACCGGCCCCATTGAGTTTGGCGGCGGGGATCGCATCATGGTGGCTCGCCAGTTGATTGCGGATGAGAAAACAGAGGGGTCTGTTGGCGTGCAGTTCAAGACACGCTTCACGCCGCTTGGCTCCGAAGTGGTCAAGTCCTATACCATTGACAGCCCATACACTCCGGTGCGATTCAGTGGCCGTCAGGTTGAGATGCGAATTACTGGTGCATCACCAGCCACGGATTGGCGAGTTGGAACCATGCGCCTAGATGCCGTGGCAGGCGGTGAGCGATGAGTGACGCAGAGGGGTTCGAGTTTATCAAGCCGTTTCGAGAATTGATTGAGCGCGCGCTGGCCGAAAACTATGGCCAGTTGAACTACACCGATGTCCTCGAGGGCATTGCGCGCGGTGAGTATCAATTCTGGGCGGCTGAGAACTCCTGTGTACTCACGACCATCGACATATTCCCGCGCATCAAGCAGCTCACGGTGATCCTTGGCGCAGGGGATCTGAACGAGATAAACGAAAACATCCGCCCGCTTGTTGAAGACTGGGCGCGCAGCATTGGCTGCGACACGATGTTGATTATGGGCCGCCCCGGTTGGCAGAGGGCGCTTGAGGGCTACAGACGCACCGCGGTGGTGCTAGAGAAGAAACTATGAGTAACCTGTTTAAGTCCAGCAAGAAAGAAACCAGCTCGACGCAGATAGACCCGGCGGTTTATCAAAACGTCCTGCAGAACATCGAGATGGCCAACCAGTTGGCCGCTCTTCCGTTCACGCCTTATCAGGGCTTGCTGACCGCGCCATTCACGCAGGACTACATGCGCGGCGAAGCCATGACTCGCGCTATCGCGCAGCAGGGCGGCTTTGTTCCCGAGTTGGAACTCGCATCGCAGCAGTTGCAGCGTGATCTAGGCTTCCAGCCGGAGCGCGTGCAGGGCGGGCAGATTCAATCCCAGTTTGAGGCTCCATTGGCACAGGCCGAGCGCGTAACGCCGGGCACCAATGTTGAGCGTGTAATGGCTGGGCAAGTCGGTACGCAGTTCACGCCTGAGCGCGTCTTGGCGCAGCAGATTGCCTCGCAGTTCAATGCGCCTGGAGTGCAGACACAGTTTGCTGCTCCGACCGTTGGCGCTGCCGCTGCCGCTGGCCCTGCTGGCGTTGGCAACATATCGGCTGACCAACTGCGCCAGCAGTTTGCTGCACGCGATGTCAACGCCCCGCAGATTGCCTCCCAGTTTGCTGCGCCGACTGTGCAGGGCGAGCGCCTCGGCACGCAGTTCTCTGCGCGTGACGTAACTGGGCCGGGTGCTGCTCCTTCGGTGCAGGGCGCCTCCTTCTTGGGGCGTGACTTGGCGGCTTACCAGAATCCGTACCAGCAGCAGGTCATCGAGGCTGGACT